TAATTTTTGTTATATCAATTCCATAATAGCAATGTTTGGCTCAAAAAATATGACGTAATTATCAATTTGAGTACAACGTCCATATTTACTTCTGTAGTAAGTTAGGGCATCATTTAAAAACTCATCGGTAATACCGAGGTATTCTGATACTTCATGTGCACTTTGACAGTGATTTTTATATGCATTTATAAGACCGGTGAGACCAATTTGGTTATTATAAGCCCAAATTCTTCCATACAATTCTTGTTTACGATTTTCGACAGATGACTGGTCAAGAATATTGCCCACAGCAGTGTAGTGGTGTCCAAGTTCTTCTGCCAGAATACAGGCACGCTCAGTATCGGAAGTAGTAGTGTTACCTATAGCAATAACACTGTCACAATATAAGCCTTTTAATTGAGTGCCAGTGAAATCGTAATTTTCAATGACTGTAATATTTTTCTTATTTGCTTCATCTAATAGTTGCTCGTATTTTGTCAAATTAAATCACTCCATTTACAATCCAAGTTCTTTCATAGCATCTTCTGATGAAATGAATTCTTTACAGTCGGGGTTGTTTTTAGCATCGTGCAGCATTTTTAAATCCCATTCGTCTGGAACTACGGTTTCAATATCGTCCCATGTACGTTTTGGAAAGTTAGTCATTATCAATTCCCATACTGTTTCAGCATCTGCATCACTCATAACAGAAACAGCACCTAAAATACGTTCTTTAATAGCTGTCATAATAGTCCTCCTTATTTTTTATAAACCTGACCGCGATTTTCGATTTTTTCTATACTAAGAATATCGCCATTTTTATCAAATAGTACTCTGAAGTCACCAACTCGTAAACGATATCCTTCGGTTCCCTGCAATTTTTTTACATCGCCGGAAGGGAGATTGTTAATAGCTGTAACAATACGCTTTCGTGTAGGAACATCTTGTTTCTTTAAAAATTTAATTGCCTGTTTTGAATATTGTATCACTTAATAACCCTCCTATCTAAAATGGATTATTTTCTGCTTGCTTTTACAAAAGCGGCGAATTCTTTGATTTTATCCAGCTCGGCTTCTGTGTACTCGTCACCACCGAAGTGGGCGGCAATGGTCATTGGCTCTTCATTTACTTCATCAGAAAATAAGTAAGATGTGGTTGTATTTAAGGCTTTTGCAAAGGCAGATATTTTACTTTGTGGTAAATCAACCTTTCCAGCTTCTACTTTTGCAATAGCAGTTTTGTCCTTATATCCTACAAGCGCGGCAAGCTCTGATTGAGATAATTTTTTGTCTTCGCGCAAACTTTTTATTTTTAATCCCATGCTTTCTTGCGTTGTCATATTGCTCACCAACCTTTCTAATATGGATAATAACATAGGAATGAATTTTATTCAACATTTTTGTGAAAAATAGTTGACAGGTATTCAACTATGGGGTATTATAATGACAGGTTGAACTATATTCAACTTGGGAGGAGGTAAAAATGACAGATAGCAAAAAGTTGAGTGATGAAATTGCTGACTCTGGAATAACTATTACCGCAATAGCAAAAAAACTCGGTATTACCAGAGAAGGATTCTATAAAAAACTCAATAACGAAACAGAATTTAAAGCATCAGAAATATCGGCATTGCAGAAAATCTTACGGCTAACAAATAAGAAGCGTGATGAAATTTTTTTTGCACAAGAAGTTGATTGAAAATCAACTTAAGAAATATGTAGTGAGAGGAGATGAGGAAATATGATGGAGAAAGCAGATTTATTAAAGACAGAAAAATTCGCAAAAAACATGGTTTTGGCTGCGACAGAAGAAGGATTAACAATAAAAGAAATTTGCTATGCAGCAGATATGGCGAAAGAAATATCAGAAAATTCAATAGTTGAAAAAGGAAGTATTGAAAGAACTGATTTCCTTTCTAACCATACTGTGGATTGAAAAATTATTTGGCTGAATTTTTCGTTTCTTTTTTGATGTCAGCCGTAGCTTTTTGGGCAGGAACATTAATTGAACAGAAACCTTTCCAATATAATGCGCAGCTATCCATGCAAGGAATAAACTTGTCGTCAGCTATGGATTTACTTAATACAGCAGGATTAGTGCTCATAAAAGGACAAAATTTTGTCATAATTGAAAATCTCCTTTCTTAAATACTGGGACACAGCAACGTCCTGTAAGGAGATTGTAACATAAGAATTGAGTAGAAAGGATAAGAAAATGGGATACGGATATGCACCAAATTGTAATCACTTCACAGGCAAGAAAAAAAGTAAAAGAAAACATTTAAAAACTTATAAACCAAAGCGAAAGCATGTCAACAAGTACGAGAGGAGATGAGTAAAGATGAACAAATTAGTAGAAATTCTTACTGGAATACCACAAGAGATAAAAACACTGGAAGTAGACACTGAAAAGAAGATTTTCAAGTTGAATGGTATCGATTTTGGAAAAGGATGTGAAGAATTTGTGATCAGTTGTACTGGTGGAGAAGGATTTAAGATTCGCATGGAACTTTCAAAACGTATTATCTATGCCAATTACGGAACAGACAATACGTTAGAAAGCGAACCAGAAGTAATAGAAAAAACTACGGAATAAACTGGGAGATAAATTGAGCCAGCTCTTTAACGTTGTTTTTGAATCTGTTTTCCATGTATTCAATGGCATCTGATGTTAATTCAAAAGATCCAGTAACCCAAACTTTTAAGCAATGCAAATGTTGTAATTCTGAGCATGTGGAATAAAAGTCATCTTCATGCCACGAAGAGAGAGAAGCAGTCTCATGAATATAGTCTTCAGAAAAACAACGAGATTCAGTTTTTGACTGTCCTGATTTTACTCTTTCCAAGTAATCATGGTAGCAGATACAGAGTAATGCTTCGGCATCTTTGGTCATAATGGCTGTCTCCTTTCATAATACTTGGACACGGCAATGTCCTGTAAGGAGATTGTAACACCAAAATAATTCAATAGAAAGAGTGTCACGGACAACGTTTAAAGCATTAGATAAGAACAGGAGGTGCAGTGTATGGAATATAAGAGAGTAATTCAGGAATTTCCAAATGGTACAAATATCAACCTTATTCCAATCCTAACACCGGAAGAGGAAGAAAAGCGGCATCAGCGGTTGAATGATGCAGCCGTAAGGCTTCTGCTTGCCCAGGAAAAAAAGGATAAGGAAAAACAGATGAAAGTTGCCACGTAGGAAGTGGCGGAAGGACAAGCTATGAGAGTGATCATTGAAAATTATTCGAGAGTTCCATTGCCTGTAGCAGTATTAATGGTTTTCTTAAAGCTGAATGGAAATTCAGATAAGGAAAAAGAGAGACATGTGGTAATCGAAAAGCAGGAAAAAATCGATGGAACGATCTTTACAGTGAGGGATGAATGATGAAAAAGAAAATTTTAGAAGGAGCAGGAATGTTTTTCTTGGCAATTGGCAGTTGCGAACAACTTATTATGTTTGCTCTGATAGGATTTTATCTGCTTTATAGAGCGGCGAAAGGAGAAGATTATGAAGATTGCAGCGAAGACGGAGATTAGTCCTCATGAGGAAGCACTGATCCAGGATTTTATAAAGCAAATGAGGCAGGAACATCCAAATTTGGAATTGTCTATGAATGACATTTATGATTCGGCACTTCGTACCGGAATAGACGCTGTGTTAGAGCAGATCCGTATAGACCGCAGACAGAAAATAATGGAGGACTGGATACATGGAACAAAAAGCTACACAAGAAAAAATGATAGCGGAATATAGAACATGGTTCAAGATTTACCACAAATTTTTAAAGCAGATAAAAGTTGATGAATCAATAAAGGCAGAATATGCAGAGGAATACCGGCACGAATTAGAAGGAATGCTCACGCTGATGTCTGGCATGAAGGTGATCACAGAAGAGGAATACGAGACCATGTGTAAAGAAGTCAAGGAAGAATTTAACACAGAAAAGCTGTATGGATTCAGATACCGTATGAAAACGGAGGTGTTCTATGCTGACCGTGACTGAGGTTGTGGAAAAGATCTTCAAACAGCCGGATATTTTTGATAGCGAGATGGCAGCAGGCGAGTACTGTAGGGCAAAGTGGACTTACATAAACACAGTGTTTGTGGCCGGCTTCATCGAGATGGACAGGGAAGCACTGGACAGGCTCTTAGAGATGTTCAACGAGAAAAAAGTGAAGGAAGCATTCAGGAAAGCAGGTGGACCAGATGATACAGGATGCAGACCTAAAAAGTAAACTGATCCTGCAGGCTGACATATTCCAGCATCATTACAGAAAAAAGGAATATGTAGAAGCAAAGCTGACAAGGGAAAGGGCAGGGATAGTCGCAGTGTTCATACGGCTGCCGGAGAAAGAGCGCACAGAGCTTTTTGGAGACAGGCAGGGAGACGAACCGGTAGAAGGATTGTTTGATGAAGAGAAATGCAT